GCCGATCTCGAAGATCCGCAACGTCTGGCCGTCGAAGTCGGAGCCGTCGTCCTTCGACGCACCGGCGAATTCGAACTGCAACGCCCGCTCGCAAGGCTGCCCGAGCCGCGATCCACCCAGATAGGTCCGGGGCGGCGTCACGGCGCGCGCGGCATCGAGGCTGTCGTCGATCAGCCCGTTGATACGTCCGGCGATCAGAGAGCGGTGATTGAAGTCCAGCATCAGAACGGAACCTCCGCATCCTCGCGCGTTCCCGCTGAGCCTTGGGCGATGCCACGCATTGCGTTCTGAAATCCGCCGACGGCGACTTCGATCAGGGTTCGAACCTGAGCTTCCGAGAGATCGGCGAGCTGGGTTTGCCAGCCGATCTCCTCCATGATCTCGGCAATCGGCTTCATGCTGGCGCGGATGGCCGCCTTTTCCTGTTCGGTGAGGTCAACCATGGCCCAACGCTCCCGCGCCAAGCGTGTCCAGAAGCCTTGGCAGGCGATCGAGCAGAACCAGACCGAGGGGCGCGGCTGCTTCGATCGCACCGGGTCGAACCAGCCAAAGCCACGGGTCGGACAGCGGCAAACGGCGCAGAGCGTCCCACGCGGATGCCAGAGGCGCAGACGGTCCGAGGATGTCATGTTCATGGGGGCGCTCCATCACGCAGCCCTCCCGATCAGGTCAGCGGGGGCGGCGTCCGCTGCGCCGAAGACGAGCGAGCGAATGGCATCGCGGTTGAAGCGGAACGCCAGGAGCGCCGATGCCTGGTAGCGCGTGAGCCCGAAATCCTGCCGGTACTCGGGCGGCAGGAACGAGAGCTGCTTGTCGGTCGGCGGCTGGTTCAGCCACCGCCGGGTCTTGTGCGCGCTCTCGTCGCTTTCATGCTCGTTCAGCCAGTCATCGGCTGCCGCGAGACAAACCGTGCGTTCGCCGGCCGCCAGCAGATGGGGCCGCTGCTTCTGCTCCCCGCCGATGCCATACCAGCGGCCATTGAGAAAGAAGACCCCGCCCCAGGCGTTGAAGCCGCTGGCGATGAGCGCGGCGTCGTCGCCGAAAAGATCGCACCACCGGAAACTCGACCGCTTCAGGAGGTCGATCTCCGACATCACGAATTCGCCGAGCGGTGTGGCCTCGCCGGTCTCAGCCCGTTCCCAATGGTGGCCGCACAGGGGACACTCGGTGGTGGCGAGTGGCACGACGGCGCCGCATTCGGGACAGTCTTTCGTTGGCGCCTCGCCAGTGGACTCGCGGCCGTTCAGGTCAACGTCCTGCTCAAGCGATCCGTGAAGCAGCGTCGACGTGCCGAAATCGAGGACGATGCAGTCGGTCTTCAGCGCACCGGGATGTTCATCCAGCGAGACCGTGCGCAGGCCACGGCCGATCATCTGGATCATCGTCGACTTGTAGGAGCTCGGCCTCAGGAGGACGACACAGCTCGTGGGAGGATGATCCCAGCCCTCGGTCAGAACCGCGACGTTGACCACCACCCGAAGATCGCCCGCCGCGTAGGCCCCGAGCACGGATTTGCGCTCGGCATCCAGCATTTCGCCATGGACGAGCCCGGCAGGAATGCCCGCGTCCTTGAATGCGCGGGCGACATTGCGGGCATGATCGACGGTGGAGCAGAAGACGACGGTCTGCCGGTTTCCGGCCTTTTCCTGCCATTGCCGAATGACGGCGTCGGTCACCGGAGTCCGGTTCATAATCGCATCGACTTCGCTCATGTCGAAGTCATCGGCGGTGCGCCGCACCTTGGTGAGTTGATCCTGGACACCGACGTCGATGACGAAGGTGCGCGGCGGCACGAGATGGCCGGAGGAAATCAGTTCGCCGATGCGGATCTGGTCGGCGACGTTCGAGAAGATGGCGCGAAGGCCGCGCTTGTCGCCACGGTTGGGCGTAGCCGTAACCCCATAGATCCGGCAGGCGGGATTGCTCTGCAGCGCCCGGTCGATGATCCGGCGATAGCTGTCGGCCGCCGCATGATGCGCCTCGTCGATCACCAGAAGATCCAGCGACGGCATCGCATCGAGATTGCCGGTGCGCGCCAGCGTCGGAACCATCGCGAAGGTGACTTGCCCTTTCCACGACTTCTCCCGGGCATCGACGACGGACGTCGTGAGACCAGGCACGACACGGCGGAACTTGTCCCGGTTCTGGTCGGTGAGTTCGTCACGATGGGCGAGGACGCAGGCCTTGGCGTCGGGATCGGCGATCATGCGCCCTGCGACAGCCGAGAGCATGATCGTCTTGCCGGCCCCGGTCGGGGCCACGGCGAGCGTGTTTCCATGTTGCGAAAGCGCGCTGACGCTTCGCTCGACGAACAGTTTCTGGCGGGGTCGCAACAGCATGGGTAGCCGCCCTCACTGCGCCCAGGAGGGACGGATGCCCGGCTGCGGCATCGAAGCCTGCGCGGGTTGCGGCTGCGGAGCCGGTGCCCTCGCTGTTGCACCCGCCAGCGGCGCGTACTCCTTGTGGTCCGGCGTGATGGCGGCGCGGATTTCGTTCTTCTCCTCGCCGTTGGTGTCGGTCCCGACATCGATGCGGGCCACGAACTCCAGGCCGTCGAGATCGGCGAAACCGCTGATGCGGCGCGCCGCCTGCGCCTGCGCCGAGGTATCCTTGTCGGAGATGCCGCGAGCGGAATTCAGCATGCCGCGGATCAGGCTGCGGCCCATGTTGGCCCAATCGGGACCCTTCGGGCTGTAGAGCCCGATCAACGTGAAGATCTTGCGCCGCGCATAGGGCCCTTCGAGCACGGTGAACTCGCCGGACAGGTACACCGAACCGGTCGTGCCACGCGTCGCGTAGCCCCCGGTCCAGCCCAGAGCCGGATCGTCGAAGCCGCCCGGGCGGATGGTGAGGCGTACCTTGGCCAGCGTGCCCTTCGGGATGATGTTGCTGTTCTGCTTGGCGTCGTTGAAGTCGTTCCAGGATCCAGACATGGCTGGTTGCTCCTCTTCAGGCGTTTTCGGGATGGGTGACGTCAGTGGTGGGGTTCGCGGCGTCCGGCCGGCTGAACGCCAGGCGCTCAGCAGCGGGCTTCACGGGGCCGCGGATCTTCGTCATCAGCCGACCGAGATGCGGCTCTTCGACGGGCGACAGACGCCCTGACCGGTCCTTGGCGGGAAAGCCCCACGGATTGATCGTGTGGCAGACGAAGGCGCGATAGGGCGTGCCCGCGTCGTCCTTGATCTCTGCCATCGTCAGCACTTCATCGACGATGCCAGGCAGTTCGAGACCAGTCTTCGAACCGTCGATCTGCGGCTGGAAGATGCGCCGGTTGAAGTCGTCCAGCTTCTCGTCGAGGATGCCGACGAACCAGACGTTCTTCGCCCGAGTGTGCTGGAGGTGTGTGAGCCACGCGATCATCTCGCGGCCATGCAGGCCGTAAGCACCGCGAATGTCGGGCTTGCCGGTCTTCTCGGAGAAGGCGTCGGGCTGGCCCTTGCACCACTGGAAACACAGGCGGCCGGCGACCGTGATCGAGTCGATGAAGATCGTCCGGTAGCGATCCATGACACCGGGATCGCCGAAGCGTTCAGAAACCGCCGCATAATGCGCGGGGCTGTATGCCTGGTCGTCGCGGAGCGCCGGGTTCGGCCCGCCGATGAACACGGCGAAGTCGCGGCATTCCGGCCAGGTGCGCGGACGCACCGTATCGCCGGGCCATCCTTCGATGGCAAGGTCGCCCGCCTCGAGGTCCATGAACAAGGTGGTCTCGGCATCGAGTGTCCAGAGCAGGCTGGTTTTTCCGATGCCGGACTTGCCGAAGATCGTGCCCTTGATGCCGCGTGGCTCCGCGAGCCGCTGATCGGCGGTGATGATGGGGAGCGCCATGGTCAGCGCTCCTTCCTGGCGCGGGCCGCAGCCTCGACGGCATGGTGCGCGCCGAGAGCGCCGGCATCACGCGCGATCTGGCTGAGCTTGCGCAGGGCGTACATCTGATCGATGAGCGCGCTGGACGCTGCCTCCAGTCCGCGCAGCGCGAAGGCGATGTCGTCGATCGTCGCCTCGGTGATCGGCTTGGCGTCGGTCTCGCCGCGCTCCGGCGTTGCTGGGATCCGGATCGTCTCAGGCAGCGAGGCGAGGCTGTAGTGCGCCTTCTTCAGCGCTTCGAGCGCGGACAGAGGGGCTTCGGGCTTGGATTTGCCAAACGGGAACATGGAACGAATCCTTTCAGTCGCGGAGAAGGCGGAAGGTCTGCTTGCCGGTCTTCAGCGTGCGGGCCGGGGTGAAGGCGCGGCGGATCGACTCCGGCCATGCGCCGTAGGCGCGCTCTGAGACGCCGAACGTGATCTCGACATAGTCGGTGGGGTTCTCGCCCCCCGCGCGGATGCTCTCGACGAGCGCGGCGAGCTTCGCCTGATCCCACTCGACCTTCTTGGGCAGATCGGCGACGACCGTTACCGAGCCGTCGGCAAAGCGGACCGTGCCGGTATCCTTCGCCATGGCGATCCGCGCCTGCGACGCGCGCGCGCCGTAGCGGAGCCCGATTGCGCCATCGAGCCAGTCTTTGAGTGTCTTGGCGGCCTTGAGCGCGGCGTCGGCTTCTTCATGGAGGAGCGCCAGCTGCTCGGCGGGCAAGGCGACGATGTCGCCGATCGGCATCTGCCGGAGCGCGTCGAGGGTGACGTGGTTGGAGATCGTCATCGCCGCCATCACGCCGACTTGAGGGCAGGCTTGTCGGCGGTGCTCTTGCAGAGCTGGACCGCCTCGAATTCTTCGATGTCTTCCAGCCGGTAGACCACCCGGCCGCCGATCTTGATGAAGCGGGGACCTTCCCCGGACCACCGCCAACGCTCAAGCGTGCGGTGGCTGATGTTCCAGCGAGCGGCGAGCTCGATCTGGTTCAGATGCCTGACGGTCATTTTCGTCTCCTTCGCGTTTGGCCAAATGCCTGCGAAGGAGAATGGGAGAACGCCCCGGAGGGGATCGGGAGGAGGCAGGGAGGGGTGCCGGGAGGAATGCTTGTCCGTTGGCAGAAAACGAAAAGGCCGCCTCTAAGGACGGCCTGTTGTCAGCGATTCCGCAGCTTCAAACCTGAAGCCAACAGTTGGAGCCACTCTCCCTGATCACTTCCTGCCAGGTGGGATGGCCTCCGAACAGGTCTTTCAATCGCTTCACTGATGGTCCGCATTCCGCTTCCTCAAGAATGCGGGCGACTGGCAGAACAGGGTCGCCGTCGAGCACAGCCTTTGCAAGCATGCTGACAGCGATTTTCTGCTTGCCACCAGTGAACTCGTGCCACCTGCCGTGCACGATCAGTATGCCTCCATCGCCAGAGAACCAGACAGGACCCTTGTGGGACGGACCCTTAAACAAGCGTGCCGTCAGGATGTCAGGACTGATCGCGAGACCATCCTCGTGGTCAACCACATCGTCCAGCGCCACAAAATCGTGGCCTTTCAGGAAGGGAGGCCGCAGCCTTTCTGGCTGATCGAGGGAGATCACCACTCGCAGACCTTCGGACGGTCGCCTTGTGGCAAGGTCACGCAGCTGCTCGAAACGCCGGGGCGTCGTGAGCCCGCGCGCGATCCAGATTCCGAGCCGCGCCGTGCGCTTGGGAAGCCGCGCCGTCCCAAAGTCGAGCACAGCGCCGTCGACATAAGACACCGGATCGGTACCGAGCGAACAATCGATGTGCGTCATCAATCGTCGGGCCAAAGCAATCATGTTCAGCGCGTAAATTCTGCAAAGCGCGCTGTCGCTTTCGTCCTGCCATGCCGTGGATCCGAGTTGACCTTGACGACCGGTGATTGGGTGAAAAGTGACCGAGGTCATCGCATCGTCGAGATCGTCCTCAGCCATGGAACTTGTGGTGCCGCCATGCCGCACCAGCAGCCCGGCATCTATCAACTGCTTGCCCTTACCCCGCTGGTGTTCGAGGGCCAAAGTTGAGACCGTGGCGTCCCGAGTCGCGGCGATGGAACTCAGGAGCCTTCGCGCCGATGCATCAATCCTGGAGCAGTTGCGGGTCATCGATCAAAATTCCCCACCGGCGCAAATACTTCTCGCCTATCATCTGCTCCGACGAGGTGCGATCCTTCAGGTCACAGCCATGTGGCCAAGTGATCGTTAGGGTGAGCGTGCGGCGACGTTCGCCGCCGGGACGTTTGGCAAGCCTGACAGCGAGCTTTGCACGCGTGACAACGAAACCGTCACGCAGGGGCGTGCGGTCATCGAACATTTCATCGGCCATCGACCAGATCGTGCCATCGGCGCGAGCCATGTTCTCCAACGTCACCCGGCGACTGCTATCGTCGATCGGCATGAGCCGCAATTCGCGCACCTCGACGCCTTCCACCGCATCTTCCGGGTCGACAGGGAAATCATGGGGTGTAAGCAGCACGGAGAGGTCATAACGCCGGAGCGGCAGGCGATTTTCCTTGAAATCGATGCCCAACAGATGAGTGGCGGCAGCCTTCACGATTTCCAACCGCGTTTCCTTGTCACCTGCGACCACCTCGATCCCACCTGTGGCCGGTTCGTAAGTGATCGCAGCCTCGAACACTGGGCGGTACGCCTGCCGCACAAGAACGCCTTTGTCGTCGAAGCGCAGAAGATCGTCCGGTCGCCCCTCGCGGTAGATCGTCACTTGGACGAGATCGCACTCACCCCCCTCGTGCGTCGTCCTGACCCGGTCGAAGATGTCGACATGCGCATTGGCTGCGCCCGTGAACTCCTTGACCGCAGAGACGAAAGCATGGCGGGCGATTGCATCGCGCTGCACAACATGTCCGGGATCGGTCATGTAACCTGCCCACATCCGACCACGTCGACGATCTTCAGTATATCGGACCTCCTCGGCATGGCGAAAGCGGTCCTGCGCCTTGATCAACATCCACATCGAGCGGGCGTGAGCGTTGGCGAGGCCGTCGAGAAAGGCGGGATCTTCGGCCACACTGTAGAGTGCAGCCTGACCAGGTTCATCAGCAAGAGAGGTGACGCGTTCCGCATCATTGAGAACACGGTCACGTTGGAAACGTGACATGTTCTCGATGGCGGTAAGCAGTGGCCCCGACAATTGCGTCTCTGGCACGGTCCAGTCGATTTTCGTGGGCAGGCCGACTTCCGGCCGGTCGAAGTACTCGCGAAGCGCCTCACCCGGCGTTTTGCGAAGAAGGGCAGACAATGCGGTCACGCTGTTTCTCCTTGCGCTGATTCCATAGATCGGCTGATCTGCTAATCAGCGTATATGGAGAATAAGCGGAGTCAATCGAAAAAATACGCACTTCCGCAGATTCGCGAGTTGTTAGCCGAAAAGAGATGCCTGACCGATGGTCGTTGTGATCAGGTTGAGCTTGAGAAGCCGAATTCGCGCCGCTTCTTCGGAAACGGCAAAGCGTTCCATCAGCATCTGCGTGAGAATCGTGGCGTGGTCGGACCCGATATATATGTCGCCGTGCAACTCGCGTGGGCTACAATAGTCGGAAACGAGCCTCCGCGCTGCGGTCGCGGGCATCAGCAGCGCGCCACTGATGTAGCCCGCCTGCCATTCCATCCAGTCAGACTGGGGCGCGTTCAAGATATTGTCACGCTTGGAGACGGCCTTGTTCGCATGGGATCTTCTATCGAGCAGATCGCCGGTGGCGAATTTCTCCGCCCAGAGCGGGCCATGGAACTTCACATGGCCAAACTCATGGGTGAGCGTCGTACGATATCGGTTCTCCCTTCTATCATCAGAAGAGATGCGCGCCGAGATCGACACTTTCGGCCCACGGTTGGGGAAGAACTCGGTGACGCCTTCGACATCATCCCCGTATCCAGAAAGATCTGCGTAGTTGTCGAGCTCTGCGTCGTGCTGCTCGATGAGAACGGTGAGGTCGTCGGTCATCACCGGATATTCGACCTTGCCGTGCCGCTTTTGCAGGAGTTCGCGAATCAGGCGCTCACACTCGCAATCCAACTCCTTTGACTCATAGTAGGGTCGCTTGGCAAAGCGTCCCATTTTGTCGGGGATCATCTTCACCACGCGAAACCTCCTTACTCCTTGAGCGTCTTTCTAAAATTGGCGAATGCCTGAACAATTTTGTCTGGGTTGGCGGACTCTGTCCGTAGATCGTCCGGCAACCGCCCCGCCAGTGCGAAAAGATAGTCTTCCGGAATGTTCAAGATGCCGGAGAACTGCCTAATCAGGTGTCCCGAGCTGGGGCTGCGCCGGTCATGCTCGATGTCGTTGAGGTATTGCGGGGAAATCGCTCCGCTTTCCTCTTCCTTCATCACGCGGGCAGCGAGTTCCTTCTGGCTGAGGCCAAGTGCCTTCCGGGCCTTCGAGATCGCTTGGCCAAAAGTCATACCGTCGGCAGACATAACCGGTCCATCGCTACTTCTCCCTGTCAATCCGCTTGTTCGCGGATTTGCGAATTGTTACAACTGATCGCGAAGCCCTTCAACAGTGAAGTTGGGTTCGGGGCAGGAGCAGGGCCTATTGACATCTAATCTCGGCAAAGCCGCTGAGCTGATCTCGCCAGGGTCGGCAATTGCGACAGCAGTCCGCGACATCGCCGAGCGCGGTATCTAGGCCTACTGGCAAAGCTACCTCCGAGTGCTCGGATGCAGCAATGAACATGAGACGAGAAGGTGATGAGTGAGCTTTTTGACGTTGACGGCGCCAATCTTGATCTTGGCTTTGAGAACCTGAAGGCGGCTGAGTTCCCGATCGAACAACAGCTTCGAGCCCTGCTAAAGGAAATGTGGGCGCGCTATGAGCCCTATGCCGATCCCGACTTCCGTCAGGGCTTTGCGCGCGACGTCGATGGGCGCTTCTGGGAAATGTATCTGGGCTGCACGCTGCTCGAGGCGGGGCGCACGTTGTTGCCCGTCGTCGACCGTCAGCGCGAAGGCGGCCAGCCGGACCTGTGCGTCCTCGAAGGAGATCGCCGCATTTGGATCGAGGCCATCACTCCCGACGAAGGCGCTCCGGGTCCTGACCAGATCGTGCGCCCCGTGCCGATCAACGAGGGCGGCGGCATTGCCGCCGCACCCATTCGCCAGGCGCAACTTCGGTCCTCCAGCGCGTTCTGGACCAAGGCGCAGAAGATCGCCCGCTACATCGAACAGGGTGTGATCGCGCCGGAAGACACCCGCATCATCGCGATCAGCGCCAGCCGCTTCGGCGTCTATGTTCCCGAGCAGCCGTTGCCGCTCATCATGACGACGCTGTTCCCGATCGGCGACGCCTATATCACCATCGACCGCGACACCGGTGATGTTCTTGAAGAGGGCTTCCACGCCTCGCCCTTGATCCACCGCGAGCGCAATCCCATTCCGCGGACGGCCTTCCTCAACGAGCGCTTCGCCGACATCTCGGGTGTGATCTGGTCACGGTTAGGCCTTGGCAACCCCTCGCGCCAGGTCGGGCCGATCACCTATGTCCATAATCCCCTAGCGCAGGTTCCGCTGTCCACGAATTGGGGCGTTTGGGACCGGGAGTTCGTGACGACCCGACAGGGCGACGGATGGGAATCCAACGACATTCTCGCCCAAACACCCGCAGCGGCGGTAGCGTAATGACGATCGGATCACACGCGCGCATATACCACCTGCAGGTTCATGAGGCCGGCCATGGCTCCAACCGATGAGCCGCGACTGATAACGCCGATCATCCAACGCCAGTTCGAGCTATATGCGCTGTCGCTCGAACGCGGCCCCAACTTCGACCCCGCCAACATCTTCCGCGCCTATCAGGGCGGACGTGGCCTAACGAGCGGCTGCATCCTTCTTGATCCTGAGCAAGGGACCTTCTCCAGCATCGCCTTGCGCCGGCGCATCGATCACCGCTGGATCAAAGTCGGTGAAGGCGGCCCTTATTCCACCCCCGAAGCCGCGCTCGACCGCCTCAGCATAGCCATGCGAGTCGGTGATCCGCCGGAACCCTTGCCGCCGAGCGCCAAGCGCCGTCCGCTCTTGTTGAAGCCTGGATCGCGCGGGACATCTCCGGAATTCGATCTGCTGACGACCACGATCAGCCATCTGCCGGCGCTTATGGCGATTGGCGAATGCTATCTCGCCCTTCCCAATCCCGACGCCAATTTCGTCCCGGACTTTCAGACCAGCAACTTCGCCTCCCGTCTGTTCGAACTCTACCTGCTTGCCTGCTTTCGCGAGCAGGGTCTCAGCGTCCGGCAAGACCATGTCTCGCCAGACTTCCTGATCGAGAAGGACGGCGATACGTGCTGGATCGAGGCGGTGACGGCGAACTCCGAAGCCCCACGCGCTGGCGGGATCGGCGATTGGGTGCATGCGCCGGAGGACCGCAACGAACGCCTGACGGGAGGTCCGGCCGAACGCTTCGCCAAGACGCTGAGGGGCAAGCTCCAGCGAAACTACCATGAGCTGGACCATGTGAAAGGTCAGTCCTTCGCCCTCGCGCTGGCAGATTTCCACGCGTCCGGTTCAATGGTCTGGAGCCGCGAGGCGCTGCCCACTTACCTCTACGGGCTGCGCGCCGATATCGAAGGAGAAGGCGCGGAGCGCCGCGCGGTCGGGACGCCAATCGCCAACCTAACGGGCAAACATGGCGTTCCGGCGGGACTTTTCCGTGATCCGGACTTCGCCCATCTGTCAGCCGTCATCTTCAGCAATGCGGCAACCCTCGCCAAATTCAACCGCATGGGCTTCCTTGCCGGTTGGCGCCCGCATGGTCTGACGATGATCCGGCGCGGCATCCTCTTCGACCGAACCCCGGGGGCGCTGGAGCCGATCGACTTCGAGCTGTCGGTCGCCAGCGACGAATACCAGGCGCTCTGGCCTTGGGGCGAAGCCTGGTGCCAGGAGCTGGAAGTGTTCCACAATCCGTTGGCCGCCCGCCCCATCTCTTTCAATCTCATCCCGGGCGCGACCCATTGGTTCGAGCGCGACGGCGACATCGAGTGCAGCACCATCTGGGCGAGCTCGGTTCTTTCGTCGGTCACCCGATTGCATATGGCTGGCAAAGTCGGGACGACGAATCCCGCGCCTGACGAAAGCGCGCCGTCTTGATCGCGCCGCCTACTGTATTCCTCAACATGGAGAACCCACGCGAATGACCACCGAGCCGTCCAACCGGACGATTATTCTCCATCTCCTGCGCGGTGCAGTGCCCGAGCGCGCCGACGAAATCAGCGGCCTCTGGCGCCAGTACGGCCATGCCGTCGAAGTCGCGCCGAGCGCCAAGGGCGTTACGATGAACGCCGATGCCACGCGCATCCAGTTCGACACCAAGACGATCGACTTCTTCTGGCTACTCGGCTTCAGCGCCTGGCACGCCATCGAGGTCTATTCACCCGCTCTGGTCCTCGCGACTGTGACCGGAATGCCGCTAGACTTGGCGCTCAATGTCGACGCCGAGCGGGGTGAATACGAGTCCTACTACAGGCAACGCATCGCCAGCGCCCAATCCCTCATCGCGGCCGAGCAAACCGGCGATGTCGCCTGGCCGACGGACGTCCCCGAACCGACCGCCGATCGTGAAAGCTTGGGCGACGTCCAGCACATAGCGGCGTTCGATCTCGTCGCGCTCGCTTTGGCCTTCGCGCTATTGCACGAATTCCGGCACGTCATGTTCTGCGTCGACAACAGCGCGCCCGCGACACTACCGGAAGAGGAAATCGCCTGCGATATCTGGGCCCGAGACTTCCTGACGAGCAGCCTCGCCGCTTACGCCAAGGCGCACGGGCACAACTATGCACAGGTCCATCAGAAGCGCGCGATGGGAACCGCGCTCGCGGCCGTGATCATCCACGCAATGACACCGATCCACGCCCATTGGGGCAATCGGCAATATCCTCCGATCGCCGAGCGGCTGACCGCGATGATCGGCGGCTACAACCTTCCTGCCGGCTCGTCCTTCTGGCTGTTCACGGCCTGCCTCCTGATCGCACTTATGCGACAGGAGAACCGGCCGCTCGACATCAGCGCGAGTTCAATTCAGGAGATGGTCGAAATGCTCTTAGACCGTCTTCGCTAACGGCGGAGGGAATATGGCGTACCGAAGCCTCGATTCGTCGCCATCGGGCTCGGCGAGCAGAATCACGACAGAGAAACACTTGCGCAGCATTTCAAAAGACTTCGCAGATATGCGATAACATATTGATTTGTATTGCATATTTCGAGTTTACGACTACCGTTCGCCCATCGACAACTCAACGCGAACGGTCTCCATGCACCACTCACGATCCGGTCCCAATCCCTTGCCACCCGACAACATGTCGGCGAATGATCGCCTTTCCGAGGTTGGGCGGATCCTCGCCGCTGGCGTAGGGCGCATTCTCTCCCAGCTGGATGCGAAAGCGCCGAAAGCCACTGACGGCTTCGACATTCTTGCCATGAAGAATGGCCGTCGTCGCC